AAGTACCATCAGTAGCAGAGCCAGAAGTATAATCTACTGTCAGTTCATCTCCCACTGCAACACCATGATTTGTAATCGTGATTGTAACTGTAGTACCTGACTGAGAATAAGTTCCTGTTTTTGTAAAACCTTCTCCTGGTGGAGTAAAGTCAAAACTAGCACTATCATTAGCTCTACTATCTAAAAATCCTTCTATAACATCTGCTTCTGTCTCTGAAACATTAAAGGTAAAATTAAATATCTTGGGATTTTGATGAGCAGCAAGTCCAAATAATATTCTGTGTTCAAAACCATCAGCAAATCTTACAACTCTGGTATTTGGTTTGGATCTTTTTCGTTGTCCGTAAACAGGGGTAATTGAGGGAAAGGTAGCCATTATGCAAGTAAACCTCCAGGACGTTTTTGTTTAATTAATTCAGATTCTATCGCTGCTGACAATACAAGACCAAGCTCTCTGCCACCTTGTTCATCACCTTCAACAGAAGAACCAGAAGCATCTACGTTAACAACAACACTTGTAGAACCGCCAAGAGCATGATTTGGTGTAATCATTCCTGATACTCCAGGTGTAAACAGTTCTGGCCCACGTTCTCCGACTAAAAAACGTCCGCCTTTTTTAACTGGCCCACCTTCTGCTTTTGGCACTACAACAGGATTATTTAAAGAAGATTGAACTCCTGAATTATCAAAAATACTTTGACCTAAGTTAAAATTAAACATATTACTAAATAAACCTAAAAATCCTTTTTGAATTTGTAAAGCAGCCATTCTTGCAGCAGAATCTAAGAAATGATCTGCAATACGATTTAACATACTTCTAAATGCTTCTCCAACTGTCATTGTTCCTTTAATTATTCCTTTAAATGATTCCTCAAATCCATCTCTTATAGCTACACTTGCATCTAATACTTGTCTCATTGGAGTTAATAATTCTCTTAATTCATCAGTAGGTGCACGAAATTCTGCTAGAAATTGCATTTGTTCATTTATTTTTATTTGATTTTCTAAAAGTTCTAATGCTGTTAAATTTGTTTTATCAAATTCTTCATTAAATTCTTTTTGTTTTTTTAATTTAAATTCTTCTCTCTCTATTTCTGTGTCAAATGCTTTTATATATCTCTGATGTCTAGTATCTTTAAAAGTCGAAACAAAATCAAATTCCTTCATTTTTTTTTCTGTAGCTAATCTTCTTCTTATTGCAATAATTTCTTTTTGAAGTTTTAATTGAGCTTCTAATGGTCCATGAGTAGCTATTGTTTGCAACAATTCTCTTCTTTTTTCTTCACTAATATTTCCTGACAAGTCTTGTATTTTACCTAAAACGGATTCTGTATCTCTTAATCCTGATAAAGAATCGAAAATATCTCTAGCACCAAAGGCTGATAATAATGTTCCTGCTTGATCTGCTCCAAAAGTTTTAAAAGTTGCTGCTAATTTAACTGCTTCTTCATTTGTAATATTAAATTCTTTTGCTAATTCTTTTATTTGTTTCCTAGAAAATTCAGATTCAATACCCATACTCGATATGTCTTTATTTAAGTTTCTTACCTCTTTTCTAAAACCTATAATTTTTTCTATTTGTGCAGCAAGAGCAGTAGCAGCAATAGAAGCAGCAAAACCACCACCTGGTGCGAGTGCTCCTCCAATACCACCTGCAACACCACCCAGAATTGAACTTAATCCACCAGCTCCAAATAGTAATGGGAAACCTCCACCAATCATTGCACTTCCCACTCCACCTTTTGTTCTTGCTGCTGGACCCCCTGGAAAAGAAAATAAACCTCCTGCTTTTTGTCCTCTTTTACCAAACCCAAACCTTTCAGCACGAGTAAATGGAGTCGCTGGCCCTATCTTCCCTCCTGCAACACCAAATTCCATGTCTGTAAAAGCTGCTCTTGCAGACTGCTGTGCTAGTAAGGATGCTGTTTTTGTAGTTTGTTTTACGTTTGCTTTTACTCCTTTTGCAATTTCATCAGCCCTTTTACTAAAAGATAAAAATCCTCCTGCGGATCTAATAGGTTCTACTGGACCAATTCTTCCACCTATTTGTCCAAAATCTCTACCTGATCTACCTGTAAATACATTTCCAAATTGATTTCTTCTTGAAGATAAAATATTAGATTCTCTTCTACTTTTTATATCACCAATATTACCTCTAATATCAGATGTTAAAGGACTAAATTGACCTCTTAATTTTGCATTGTTAACGGCTAATGCTGTTTGTCTATTAAGTTCTCCTTGTATTTGTAATTTTTCATTTTGTCTTGCGTTTGATTTAATTTCTAAAGCTAATAGTGCTTCTTGTAATCTAATTTCATCTCGTTTTAAAGCTAAAGTTCTTTCAATTCTTCCCTCAACAGGCATACTTTGACCTGATAAAGATAAAGACTTAAATTTCGGATCAATTCTATTTTTTGCACTCTCCGCAACATTTCTTCTAACACGATTACTACTTGAAGATTGAGCAACACCAAATCTCCTAGTTTCAATTTGTTTTAAAATACGAGCTTCTTCAGCTAATTCTTTATTTAATGCTTTTTGTGTCCTTATTAAAACCTCTCCTGCCCTCGTAAATGTACTTGTGCCAACTGCTGCATTTTTTAAAGCTGTTCTTGCTTTGTTAACTTGTTCAGCAAGACTATTTATAGTTTTTGGAAACTTATTTGCATTAGTTTGAAGTGCTTTATTAAAACCATTTACTTCTTGTGTTACAGCTTTTACATCTTTTTTAAGTTTTAATAACTCTTTTGCACCTTTTAAAGCAACAGCAATATCAACATTATAATTAGCCACTTGCTATCAGAATTAAAACATTTCTTCTATCTTACCTTCTTTTACCTCGTAAAGCATTACTTCGTTGTGCTTGTT